TACCTTAATAATATCTCCACTGTTCATCACAATCTTATTACCTGCCATAACCTCAACTGATGAGCCTGATGGGATAGGAATGTTCTTAATGATGTACGGGTCTTCACCTGATGTAGCTAGTTGCACACTTGCTGTGATTGAGCCACCTGTTACATTAGATAATGTTAAACCAATGACTACTGTCTTAGTAGTAGCTGTGTGTACCGCCTCTAAGGTTGTACCTATGTTAGCGTTTACCGCTCTTTGAAATGTATTTGCCATTTATGTTCCTATCCTAATGCGATCGCCATAGCAACTGCGTCACCTGCTGTCTCTTTAGCATCTAAAGCTGTTTGTAAGCCTGACACTTCACTAATAGTGTGAGTAGCAGGGTGTGTGTAATTATTTGCAGAAGCAGCAATGCCATCTAGTTTGCTCTTTAACGTAGTTGTAAAGTCTTTAGTTGTTAAACCACCATCACCTACCGAGTATGTAGTATCATTATCTGCTGCCCATACAGCTGTACCAGATGCAGAGTATTTTAAGAACTGTCCAGTAGCGCCACCTGTAGGTATATGTTTATCACCAGCACCAGTAGGGTGAGAGTAATTGTTTGCACTCGTAGCAATACCATTTAGTTTTGTATGATCAGCATCAGTAAAGTCGTTAGTTGTTAAACCACCATCACCTACACTATATGTTGTATTTGTGTAGTTACCTGAATGAACATTAGTTGCACCTTGGTCTGCTGTCCAATCAATATGCTCGTTCGCTACAAAGCCCGTTAAATCATCGTGTGTAAAATCTGAACTTGTATAAGTAGTATTTGTATCAGTAGATGATAACACTCCTGAAGCAATACTTAGGTTTGTTCCTACTTTAATACCACCAAGTGTTGAAGCACTTGCGGTAGGCAATGAATAGTTATTAGCGCTCGTAGCAATACCACTTAACTTGGTCTGTTCAACATCACTGAACTCATTGGTATCAGCATTAGCTTCATAAGCTGTCTTAATCTCAGCATTAGTCTGATCTGCGGTAGCACCAGTTTCAATACCGTTAAGCTTAGTCTTATCACCTGATGACATTAAGCCGTTAGCTGAAGTAGTAGCTGTATTAATTACTACTGTTCCTGTTTGGCCATTAACGCTTGATACAGCATCAGTTGGAGTTTCAAGTAACGTGAAGTCTGCCATTGTTCCAGCAGTGCCAGCGTTCTTGACATAAGTCTTATTCTCATCAGTTCTAACTACTACATCGCCTTCTTGTGTTGTAAGAGCTAACATAGCCACTTGAGTAGCTGCTGTTTGAACTGTTGTTAAAGCTATAGAGCTAGCTGAGATAACACCACTTGCAATACTAATACCAGTACCAGCTGAATAAGAAATGATCGGAGACCATGACGAGCCATTGTAGTGGTTTAATGTATTGTCAGTTGTATTAAAGTATAAGTCACCTTCATCTTTAGAAGTTGTAGGAGCTGATGCTGCAATCCTGTATCTATCAGCAAATGAATTAATACCAGTGATATTACTAGCACAAGTATCCATTGCTGTTACATTAGCAGCTGTACCTAAAGTATTCATATCTGATACAACGTCTGCTGTACCTAAAGTATTAAGGTCAGCCACAACATCTGCTGTAGCTAAGGTATTCATATCTGAAATAACATCAGCGACTGCTAATGTATTCATATCTGATACTATATCAGCAGTACCCAGGGTATTCATATCAGACACTACATCTGCAGTACCTAGAATGTTCATATCAGCTACTGCATCAGCAGTGCCTAAGCGACCAATCTCAGTGGCTTTTCCAGCTACTGTTGTAACATTAGAGGAGATACCAGCTACTGTAGTAACGTTAGCTGAAATACCAGCTAAGGTATTCATATTAGTTACATTAGCCGAAGTACCTAGTGTATTCATATCAGATACTACATCAGCAGTACCTAAGGTATTCATATCTGATACAACATCAGCTGTACCTAAGGTATTAAGGTCAGCTACTACATCTGCAGTACCTAAGGTATTTAAGTCTGCCACAACATCTGCTGTAGCTAAAGTATTTAGATCCGCAACAACATCTGTTGTTCCTAAGATAGCCATATCTGCTACAGCGGCAGCTGTACCTAGTCTACCCACTTCTGTAGCCTTTCCAGCAACAGCGGTCACATCACTAGCAATACCAGCGACTGTAGTTGTATTAGCACTGATTCCAGCCACTGTAGTTACATTACTAGAGATTCCAGCAACAGTGTTGATATTGGTTTGTTCACTAGTTGTTGGTTTTAGAATATCCCAAGTCGTAGCTCCCAAATCATAAACGAACATTTGGTTAGTTGTAGTGTTCCAATATAGAGCACCATCAAGCAAAGTATCTCCATCATTGTCAGTAGAGGGATTAGAAGCCTTAGCCCCTAAATATCTATCGTCAAATGAATCGTATGAAGCTGCTGCATTAGTTGCGCTAGTAGCAGCACCTGATGCTGAAGAAGCCGCAGCTGTAGCTGAGTTAGCAGCGTTTGTTTCTGAGGTCTTTGCTTGTGCTACTGAATTATCAATAGTAACATCATCGCCTGCATTACCATCATAGAATGAATTTCTAGGCATAATATCTCCTTAAATTAGGCTTGCAGAATACACTTGAGTGAATGTAGCTCCTGTAAGTTCTGCTTCTTTAGCCTTATTGTTTAATGTGTCAATCTTATTTTGGAATAATGCTCCAAATCTATCTGCTGACTCAATATCACCTAAGAAGGCAGAACCTGCAGCTAAGGCAGAAAATAAGATTGTTTCGTATTCACTAGATAGTATCCAAGGAACTACTTCAACAGCTGGTGAACCAGTAGTTGTGCCAATAGGGCTATCCGCCTTATAGTACTTAAGAACAAATTCACCTTCAGCGCTTTGATTGCCTTCTTTATCAGTTAATAGGAAGCTTGTTAGCTCTCTAGTGAAAGCATAGTTCATCTTGTTGTTATGAAAAGCTTTTCCATCTACTCTACGATAAGAGACATCATCATTCTTATCACTATCAGTCCAAGTACCGCTTGCTGCAGAACATAAAGCTCTAGTAGTGTTAGTAGTTGGAGATACCGAACAAGTTCCTGACTGAACATATCTTAATTCAATTAACTCTAAGAAGCCTGAAGGGATAGTAATACTAGAATTACTAGCAGCCACTGAAAACCCTTCTAACTTCTCTAAAGGAGGTACTCTAAGCAACTCGTAGACTCTAGCTTCTCCCATCTCAATAAATAAATCAATCTGGGCAGTAGTTAAGTCTGATCTATTTAGCCAATCCGCAACCGCTGTGCGTAATGTAGCTTGGTTAGTAATGGCCATATAGGTCTCCTAAATTAGTAATACATTAAATGAGGATACTCTGTTTTCATAATCCTCTTAAATTTTCTCATATCCTCTGGTTGAATATTCTTATCGTGTATATTGATGTTGTATTTCGTCATAATGTCTAAAGCTACTGTGTCGGGAACATTACAAAAAGGCTTGAAACCAGAATCAATCCTTTTTTGTTTCTTACTAAACTCTCTTTGCTCTTTAGCCCATTCTAAATGAGGCTCAATGTCTTGTACAATCCCAATGCCACTAGCATCTTGGTGAACCTCGTACCCTGGGAATAATTGTTCTTTTGTTTCTCTCATCTTTTCATCTCATTATTATTCTTATCAACACAGACTCATAGAATCCATCTTGGTAAGAATAACCCCCACCCGAAAGCAGGGATTAATTCAACTTTGCTTTAGCCTATTAAGTTAAAGAAACATCGATGATGATGCCGTTACCACTTGGGCTCTTAGCTTCCAAAGTACATTCGTGTACCATGTAAGAACGTAAAGAGTCACCATCTTCGTTGATGTCACGGAACTGAATCGGACGAAGAGTAGAAACTGACAATAGCGAAGGATCGTAAACGAACACTTCAGTGTCATCCATCAAGTAGTTATGCACTAACTCAACATCGCCAAAGTCAGACTCGTATAAGTCAACTGATTGACGTAACTTACCTTTCTCATCAATATTTCTACGAGTATTCATTGAAGAAGTATTAACTAAGTTAGAGAAGTTTACTTTGTTAGCTGTTGACATCATTACTTTAGATGGAGCAGCAGAAGTTTCACCGTTGATTTCACGAAGAACTTCATTGATGCTTGCTAAAGTAAACGGCTCAGCAGCCTTACCAGTACCTGAAGAAGATGCAACATTAGAGCCATCACCAGCAGCTTGTGTTACTGTTAATGAACCAGATGTTACAGATGCAACAGATTCTGCTACACCAGCGTATGACTGGTAACCACCCATCTTACGTGCGTAAGCTTGGATGTTGCCTGAAGCTGAAGAACCTTGCGTACCTTTAACTTGAGAAGAAACTAATGTCTTCTCAATGTCACGCATGATTTCTTTACCACGCTTCTCAGTCTGGTATTTGAATTCAGACTTACGTCCTGCCTTATCTACAGCTTCAAGAGAACCTGAAACACGGATACCTTTAGTAAAGATCTGTGCTTTGTTATCAATCTTCTGTACAACTGGACCGTCTGATTCAGCGAAGCTTGAGCCTTCAACTGCCGCTTGCAATGAAGCTGCAGCTAAAGTATCAGTTGACCATTCGTGAGTAATCGCAGAAGCTTTGTTCTTACCGATTGAAGACATGAATGGAGTCATATCTCTAGAGATGTTAGAGATGTAGTTTGCTAGATCCTCTTTCTGAGAACCTTGAGCAGTAAAACTGCCCGATATGGTTGAAGTACCAAATTTAGTAGCCATTTTGCTATCCTTATATTATTACAGGCCTATCAGCTAAACATATTGTCAATGACATTATCAAAGAGAACCTTACTATCATTCTCTGATCCTTTGCCTTTTCCAATTCTTTGTCTTGCTTGATCGACTCTGTTTGATTTTTTAGTCGTTTTAGAAACAGGCTTTTTAGTTGCGACTCTCTTAACTGGAGCTTTCTTTCGTTTAACAGCTCCCTTAGAAGTAGTCTCAGCTAGTCTTCGGTATTTATCCACAAACGCTACAACTGCTGGATCAACCATGTGGTCAACAAGCTGTTCAGGTAATCCACTCTTTAAAGCGAAATCTCTATTGGCTTGAGCCACATCGTCTGACCAATCTGGGATAAACTCAGGAATAGCTTGATGAAATTCTTCAACTTGTTTGTTAAAGAACTCAGCTTGCTGTTCCTGAACCTTTCTTCCCATATTGTCTAACATTGAATCTCTGTTAGATTTACGTTGATTGTATTCCTTTGTTGCTTTATTAAGTTGTCTTTCAAACTTAGAAGCATCATAGTCATCATCAGCGTAAGCCTCATCAACCTTCTTTTCAAGGCCTGCTAAGATTCGTCTGTCTTTGTCATCTTGATCTTGTAGTAATTGTGCGTTAATTTGGGCAAATACCTGAGCGTCTGCTTTATAAGCATCTAACTCTTTTGCCTGTTTCGCAAGTTCATCCCCTTTCTTTGACTGATGTTGCTTAGTCTGATAGTTGGCGATAAGTTCTTCCATAGTTACTTCACTTTCTTCCCCATCAATCTTGACTGGGACTGCAAAGTCCATATCGATCTCACCTTCGTCTTCTTCCGATTCTTCAGTAGATTCTTCTTGGGTAGCGTCCTCAGACTCATCCTCATCTTCTACTTCTTCCTCTTCACCATCTTCCTCAACTTCATCAACTTCATCAGCGTCCTCGTCAACGATGGGATCATCGTCTATGAGTTCTTCTGTGGCCTCTTCACTTTCTTGGGTAGCAGGCTCGTCTGTACCGAGCACTTCATCCGCCAAAGCGTCAAAGTCAAAGTCCGAAACTTGCGACTCATCCGTTTGGGTAGCTTCGCTATTTATTTCTGACATATAGTCTCCTATTATTCGTAGGAGGGTCTATTTAAAATCTAAACCCTCTCAATCAATCATCATTAGTTCTTAAATAGAACCTCTTACTTCTTATCCTTACATTTATCACCATGCCATCTACCATAAGTTAACTTAGTTAACCCAGTAGCACCACAATGTTCACATGTAAGTGTACCTTCTTGCACAGCCTCTTTCTTAGCTGGCTTTGCTTTAACCTTAGGCTTCTGCATTGCAAGAATATTTTCTTTCGCTTTCACCAAGTCATTAAGTTCAGCTGCCTGAGCACCTAGCCCACGCCCTAAAGCTATTGTACTTAATGTTGCTTTTATGCTAGATTCAATTCTAGCTAGAGCTTTACTCTCTACATCATTCATCATCCATCCTCTTTCTCACGAGCTTTGTTGTTTTTAGCAGTAATAGAGCGCTCGATGTTCTTCATCACTGCTCCTTGACTAATAGCCAACTTATAAAGGAATTCTCTTGATTCTGTTTCGAAATGCTTAGTTTCTAACCATTGCACAAACAGTTGATTGAGAATATCCTCGGTTACCATAGTCATGGTATCTTTTATTTCATCACATTGATAGCCTTTAGTCAAGGTTCTTTGTGCATCATCATAAACCGATACCTTTTTTGGTTTACCATCAGAGTCTTTCTTATAACCCTGATGTCTATTATATTTCTGTGTCATCTATCTCTCATCTATTGTTGTTGTCCCATCAGTTGTGATGGATCTAATCCAGCTTGCTGTGCCATTTGCATAGCTTGCTCTGGGTTTTCCATTGTAGCCTGAGCTAACTGTTCACCTTGCTGTTGAATTTCAGCCTGCTCTTTTTCTTGCTCCTCTGTGTCTTGATATAATTCCTCAAAGTTTACAGGAACTTGACTAGGAACTTTAGCTCCTTCTGTTCCTTGAGCTTTAACAGCTATCTCAGCCCATTTACGATTTGACTCGTCTTGAGCGGTTAACAACTGACGCTTGTTATCAATCTTCTTATTATCAACCTCAGCCTTCAAGTAACTAATATTAGCAATAGATGTTTGAGAATCAAGTTGAGCCTTCTCAATTTCTGCTTGCTTAATCTGCTCTTGCTGCTGCTGAGCTTCTTGTTGCTTCTGCTCAACTTGCTGCTGAGCCTCTTCATCAGAAGGATCTAACAAGAATCTTGTAGGATCTAAACCCATATTAGCCAGTATATCTGTAGCCAAGTTAAACGCAGCCTTTGAATTGATATAAGGAGATGCAGTTGGATCTGCTGCCATCATAGGAAGTAATTGAGCGATTTGATTCAACTTATTACCCATATTCTGGTTTGAATTCTCACCAAGGTTGGCTTGAATCTCAAGATCCATATTTGAAGGCATCATCTGTAAATCTTCCACTGACAACGAAGCATAACCTCTATCCGTCTTATAGCGCATAGGATTCTTTAAGTTTGCCTTCATCTCTCTCAATACACCACGACATAAGTCTTTAATGCCACTTTCAACAAATCGTCTAGCAATGTGTTCAACACGAATCTGAGCAGAGCTTTGAGCATTACCCATCTTCTGTTCAGAGTTGCCTGAAACAAACAATGTATCATTTAATCCCATTGCCGTCTTAGTAAGACCAGTAGATTGCTCTTTCTGTAAACCTAAGAACTCTAGCATTCCAGCTGTACCAGGGCTTACTTGCTCAGGTGTGAGTTGTTGAATAGCGTTAGCTGGAGATCCGTTAGTCGCAATAATCTGCTTAGGTAACGGGTTTTGTAACGCAGCGAAGTCAACAGCATTAGGGTCTGCCAATGTACGGCCATAATTACCGAAGTACACATTCTCAACGAATCCACGCATAATAGCTGTAGTAGCTTGAGTTTGTGGGCGAGCCATATCTAACAATGACAAACCATAGAACTCATGTGGAATCTCAATCGGGTTAAGTATTGCGATTGGGATATAAGAGCAGTCTTCTTCTTCAAGGATTGTATTACCTGCCTTAATAACATGCTTTAATTCAGCAATACCATCACCATCACGGTCAGAGCGAATCCAGCATTCAACAACAGTAATAGAAATATTAGCTTCATCTTCCGCGTCATCTACATTACTCCAGTTATCAACACCTGCTGATTGCTTACGAGCATAAGACTCTAATGACCATTCTGAGTCTCTAAACGAAGCTTCTTCGCCCATCTCAGACAGATCGCCAGTAAAGTCTGGCCAGTTAATTCTGATCTCAGAACGAGTCATGTCAGTAACCAAACCAACAAACCTAGCTTCAGAAACTGTTTCCGCCCCTTTATCAATCATAAATGATTCAGGAGGAATATTAGTTATCTTAACTCCAGACTTGTCAATCTTACGTCTTAATCTAACATCTTCGTAGATGACCGTGTCACCGAGCTCCAAGTTGACGAATTCACTTTCTTGGATATTAAGATCTCCAACGATCTCAACATTTGAATCAGAAAGGATTTGATCTAATACTTCTTGTTGAATTGTATCGTACTCTTCAACTTCATAATCAAATCTCTCTTCCCATCCCCAGGTTAGCGCACTGTTACCGAATACAACTGCAGACTTAATCCATGTTTCTAGCTTAGTCCAGCCATTTGGATTAGAATTGAATAGGCAGTAGTTCACTACATCCGAAGCAATCTGGGAGGCCTTAATTGAGGCCACTTCATTGCTATACGGAGTGAATAATGCTAACTTATTGTTATCAAGTAGTAACTTAGTTAACAGTGCGGTGTAACCTTCAGCAATCTCTGCTGAATCTGATGAAACAATCTTAGATACACCTTGGGGTTCTAAATCTCCCTTGGGCTCTAAACTCATTTCGTAAATTGAATTCTCTCTTCTTTTTGCTGCATCTGACGATCCTGTGTAACCGCCTGTGGCGTTACGGATGTTTCTATCGATCGAATCGATCAACATGTCGTCATCTACTTTCTCTATCTTATGTTTGCTCATTCGCTCTCTCGCTTATAACCACTTAGTATTTGGGGCTTGATATTGAGAATTAATCTCTCCCCAACTAAAGGTTTGGTTTGTTAATGCATGCCCATGTGTTCGATAAGCCTCGCAAGTAATTGCTAAACTCATCACCATATCATCATGATGCCCTACTGAAGCCTCTGCCTTTCCACTTGGAGTAATAATGAAGTTTCTTAATTCTTCTATTACTAACACACTTGGAATTGCTATATCTTCATCTTCAATCAATCTCCTTAAATTAGAGATGATTGGTGCTCTGGTTGCCGATGTTGTCTTAAACCCTAGATGATTAATACTATCTGGAGTTGTATTAGCTGTCTTTCTTTGTTGATATAAATTTGGATAATTCATACCAAACAATTGCTGCACTGTGGCAATACCAATTGAGTTTGCCTCAGGGCAAATCAACGAGTTGTTATACCATCTACCTAAATAAAACAATATCTTTCCGTATCTAACAGGGTCTGTACTATTGCTTCTATAAATTGCAACCACTTCCCTATCAGAATTCATTACTGTTGCTACAGAGTAATCTCCCTTTACACCTAACGCGACATCTGCCCCGATTAAATATTTGTAATCCTTTTGTGGGGCCTGCCAAATAGAAAGATTCCCTTCCCCTGATTCGTCAAAAGCTGAATAATCATCGTTATACTCTCTGATGCTCTCAGGGTCACAAGGAACATACCTATCCAAGACTTCCTTACTGAATACTGAGCTACCACTTTGTAGGAAGCTCTCTTCAGCTGTAAACGGATATTCCTGCTTAAACATCGCTGTGGATGTCTCTGCAATCTTAATCCGTCTCCAAAAGATCTGCTCATTATCTAAGCCCCATCTTTCCTTTAACCCTTCTTCGTCATTCGTTAACTCTAGGTTATCTGGACATTGTAACCTATACTCATCTTGTAGATACCAAGGTACAAACAAAGGTGTGAAGTTGCTTTCCCCTTTCTCTGCCTTGTTCCACAAATCGTAATACACACCTTGTGCACCATTAGACGTACTATTGATAATAATAATACTACCTTTAGTCAATGCCACGGACTGAAACAGTCCTGCCATCACCTTATCAGCATTCTGGAAGAAAGCCGTTTCGTCACACAACAATGCTGTGTTAGTAGTACCACGTCCTGGGTTATCTGCACCAGCTGTAAATAGTCTAAATTTAGAATCATTCTCCTTAAAGACCATCTCTCGCTTATTCGATACCCCTAACTCTGGCTTAATATTATCTGGAAGGTTATCCCAGAATGTCTTAGACATACTAAAGATACTCTCAGTAGTGGGCTTGTCCAAACTAATAATTACCGCCCTAGTATTCTTATAAAACAATGTTCTATGGAATATTAAAGCAGAACTAATGGTTGAGAATCCTGCCTGTCTGTACTTGGAGATAATCATTCGGACATAGCCGATTTCTTTCATCTGCCTGTTGTACTCATCAACTACTACTTCCTGAGCCTTATTAATTCTCAAAGATATTAAACCTTTGTCGGCATCCTTAGGATATATCATCAAAGCTTCTTCTATGAAAGCCTTTGGATCATTCTTCCAACGCTTCCATATCTTACGCTTCTCTAACTCAGCAAGTAGCTCTGATGCTTCTCTATTCGCAACCATTACTTCTTCTTATTCTTAGAGCCTTTAGGTCGCCCTCTACCTTTCTTAACTTCTTTGGTTTCAACAACAGAAGGAGTCCATTCCCCTGTTTCATTCCAAATCTTCTTAAACCATGCAATGATATCTCTCAACAAATCAATCAGCTTTTGCATTTTCTCACCTCCTTAGTCATTAACAATCTTAAACAATCTTTCTTCGATTTCCCTATTAGTCAAATCCTCAACATTGTTCTTATTCGCTTCCTTGGCATCCTTAGATGCTTCAGTATACTTATTAATCTCTCTAATGCAATCCAGAGCCATCTTATCACCTGCTGAAGTGTTCTGAGCCACGTTCCTTTGTAGCAGCATCATGAGATACGTAGAAGGAGCAATACTACCATCCTCCATCATCATAAGCTTCATAGCTTGTTCAATTGAAGGAACCTCTTTCATCTTGTTCTTGGATCCAGCTTTTCTTCCCCCAGGATTCCCTGATACTCCCTTCTTGAATCTATAGGGCTTCCCAGCTTCCTTAAGTCTCTCTCCACCGTCCCTTGCGGCTTTCAGTCTTGCTTCAATAGTGGCCTTCTTTCTTGGCATATGTTTCTCCTTAGTTAAATCTTAGAATTATATCTGTGCATCGTCTGTGTACTAATCTTAGAATTATATCTGTGCATCGTCTATGGGTTATATATATTATAGTCACCCCCCGATATATTCTGACACCCCCCTTAATCCTTGAGAGTCCAAGATGTACACGGCGAGCAAGCTCTTGTGTCCATTGTGTGAGTTCTACACTGACTCATCTTTTAATAACACAGGAGTAACATCATGGACATCAACACAACAATCTTATGGGTAGAGGGACTTAAGTATCACATCGAACCTAACAGAGGCAACTTGGCTCAGCGAGCTATCGGTAAGTTCATCCGTAACCGCAAGCAAGGCAAGACCACAGAGGTCACGCTGCACACCAACGAACACCGAAGACTAATGAGATCATTAGCCGAGCACGTTCAAGTGTCTAAGTGGTGGTCTAAGCTGAGCTCTGGTGTATACATGCTAGAGTCTGACAGGTTTGCATTCGTCATCTCTTGGAAGGACTCAGAGTTAATACTTCAGTTAGACTCTGACTAAGTGCCGAATAAGGGCATCTTTGTGTCTTAGCCTACCATTGGTATGGCTTGAGCATAAAGTCGTCCAGAATCGACAATCTGGGGGCTTCTAGGGGCACATTACTGTCCTCTATAAGGACACAATAGGAATTATTAAGCAAGCTAGCTGTTCCTGTAGTGTTCTAGAGAGCATCTTAGGGGTGTCAGAGTGGTATTAAGCTATTTGTCACATTTATAAGCTATTTGTCACATTTATAAGCTATTTGTCACATTTAGTGGCACTAGATGTAGCACTCGAAGCATCACTATAGATTCATCATTGACCATCATAGATACATCACTGGTCTCATTGAATCCTACCAACTATATTCACTTAGGTAAGCTCATTGCTAACTAAGCAGACTATATTGAATCTTCACAGATTCTATACTTTCCCTCTATGATTCACTTAACTCATCTCTGAGTCTTATGTGGGTCGTAATCGAAATCTACTTAGTTAGCATTAAGCTCACCATAGCATCTCTACTGATTCTACTATGATCTCTAATGTGGGCATTAGGGACTCGAAGCTGTGCCCATCTCAGCTCGTCATAGTCCGTCCTTATTTCTCTCTATAAGGACACAATAGGAATTTCCCTTGGTACGTAAGGGCTGTAGGAGTTATCCACAACTCTGTAAAACCTGTGGATAACTATGTGGATAACTATGGACACGGCACGAGCTAAAGAGCGAGCTCGATTGTGTCCAATGTGTGAATTCTTTAACTAAACCAAGGAGTATTATCGTGTACAAACTATTATCTAAAATATCTTATAAACTTTGTTACTACAAACTAATCAAACTTGGAGATCATGAAGACTCTCCTTTGTTTCGTTTGCATGAGGAACTATTCCATACTAACGATAAACAAGCAACAATCATATGTCTAAATACATTAATAGGCAACGAGTAAGTTAGTAGTGCCAATCATTTGCATAGTGTAATTCACACAGTTCCGCATTATGCATCTTAAATAGTGACTGGTGGATGTGGCGAATCCTTTAGTGAATCAATAGCCGACACTCTGATATTCCTAGGTATGAATTAAAACTGCCTCCTCTACAGGGACTGCCTCTGTCACACAGATGACATAGAGACCGAAAGGCTCACGCAGACTGTCCCACTAGTCCTAAGCATGACTGTACATTAAGTACCCAAACTGCTTTTCCTTCCTAATATGCATTGTCTAAACCAGTGTGTATTACGAAGCAATCACGCTTCATCTTTATAACCAGCAATATGTATCGAGAGAGGATAGCCTCGACAGTGTGCATATTGCAATCAATTAGGAGACTAACATGTCAATTAATAAAGTAACTCTAGTAGGTAATTTAGGCGCAGATCCAGAAATCAAAGTATTCCAGGATGGCGGTTCATTAACAAACGTAAGCATCTACACAGATGAATCTTACAAAGACACACAAGGAAACAAGGTTGAAGCTCATCAAGTACACCGAGTAGTATTCAGAGGTAATGTTGCTAATATTGCTAACACTTACCTTAAGAAAGGCTCTAAAGTGTATGTAGAAGGCAAACTCAACCATCGTAGCTTTGTAAACAAGGACAACATCACACAATACGTGACTGAAGTTGTTGTTGCAGGTTATCAAGGCATCTTACAAATGTTAGATAAAGCTCCTGTACAGCAAGCTCAAGATAACAATCAAGAGCAAGCTTCAGGACAATCTCAACAGCCTGTTGTGGATATGCCGTTCTAAATATCCTTTCATAGCAGGCATTCGCAAGAATGTCTGTTTAGGACTTTAAGGAGAATATTATGCTGTTTACAGTACAAATGGAAGACGGATCTACCGAACTAGTAGCAAATGCTAACTGGGATGGAGAAACGTTTAACTTACATTATTGGGGAGATGTTTGCCTAGTTGCAACAATCAATGATGATGTAGAAATTGTGGGAGATGATTCCATAGTTCTACCTATGAGCGCACTAAGAGAACTTGATGCAGGAACAACATCTTGCCTTAAGACTGGAGGCGAATTACGTAGAGCCAGAACCTACAACAATAGGAAAGGCATCAACAAAGAAGCAAGACCATTTAACAAGGAGTAATAACATGGTTAAGAATAAACCAGGTACAATAGTACCTACAACACATATCAACGATACAATTAACTTGGGAGATATCATGGCAAAGCATGAAGCAGAAACAAGAACAGCTATTCAAATCAAAGTAACTAAATGGCTACATAACAACCATGCAGACATGCAAATGCTTATGTGGGACTTCCAAGAAGAACTTGAAACAAACCTAGAATTCCAATACAAACCTTCTCAATTCAGATGCTGGATATGGGACACGATTGTTAAGGATCTAGAAAACAATTAAAGGAGAAATAACATGAATATCGAAAGCAGCAACACGTACAACGACTTTGAAACAATGGTCGTTGCAGTTGAGTCTGGACATAGATGTGGATACGTAAAGATACCTAAAGACCATAATCTATATGAACTTTACTATGAAGATCCTCAATTTGAATCAATAACAGTTCATGGAGGTGTTACATTCACAGATAGAATCGAAGATGACTGGTTTATTGGATTTGATTGTATTCATGGTGGCGACGCTGTAGATCTCACTTTAGTAAAAGACTCATTGAAAGAGTTTTACACAAAGCATCAACTTGAAGGTCTTGTTTGGACACAACCAATGGTAGAAACTGAGTTAGAAAAACTAACTGAACAATTAAAGGAGAAATAACATGGGTTACTTTTCAAACCTAGATATAGAAATGCAGGAGGACAATATCGAACAAGACCGAAGTCCTTCTCAAGATGATATAGAACAAGCAGCACAGAAACCAGAGCCCTCAGAAGAGGCAATATGGAGATTCTTAGACTGGTTAGACAGTAAATCAACAACAAAGGAGAAATAAAGCATGGATTTAGCAAATATATACGTGAGCTTTCATTGGACAATAGTAACCGCTCTTGTCGGTGTAATGCTATCAATAGGTATTTGGGGTGTGAGATGTTTCAGAATAGGACTAAACCCTGCTCATAGAAACGTCAAGCTACCTTATTTGGCAGTAACCGCTATTGTATGGGCTTTAATCATACTAATCATAACAATATAAAGGAGTAATAACATGGAAACAAATAAAGAAATTGAAACAATCCTAGGTAATGAAGTAATTCAAGCAGATCTATTAAGAGATCAAGTACGTAGACTTGAACAAACCATCGAACATAGAGATGAAACAATTGCTTCTCTTAGAAACAAACAATCTATATACGAGAATCAGACTATAGATTCTATGATTGCAGATATGGTTGATAAGGCAACACAAGATACACCTGACAAATCCTACATTGACGACACTATCTATGACCAGGTAGAGGACAAGATTGAAGAGTTAGAATACGACATGAAACAAGAAATAAAGGAGATGAAAGATGAAGTTAAAGAAAAGCTAAAAGAATTTAAGATTGATAAAGAAGATCTTATCGATGAAGTTATCCAAGCAATAGTCTCAAGACTCTTATAGCTATGGATAAACAATTAATAGCTCAATTATTAATAATAGGGTCAATGCTTTGGTTGGCCTTCCTTATTTATGCACATATAGACATGGAGAAACGTAATGGCAAGAAAACTAAGTAAGCCTCAAAAGCAAATCCTGAATAGATACTTTCAAGACTATCTAGGATGGGATCAACTACCTCAAGATGTTCAAGATAAGTTAGAACAGCTTAGAGATTATGAAACCTTAATCCAAGATGTAGATAGATACATGACGGATGCAAAACTGGAGTTAATGTATGGAAACAAATAACGAGCTAATCAACAAACTACAATCTCAGATAGACAATACCTATGGACGCTTTAAATCTGTAATGCCTAGAGCTCTTAAAGGCTATGTAGATGAACACATGGGATTAGATCCTGAGCTTCTAGAAGAAGAAAAGGATATTGTTGATATCCATCATTTCATTACTAATTCCCTAATTGACTTCCTATGGGATTCAATGGGAGACAATATAGGAGATATAGCTGAAGAAGCAAAGATGGAGTTCTATTTAGGCGACCATCGTCTTTCGCCTGAAGACAAGGAGTTTTCTGCAAAGGAAACTGAATATAGAGAAAGAGACTCAGAAGGTCTTTAATTAAAGGAGTAATAACATGGGAACAATGATTACAAACACAAATCTATTTAGACTTATAGCACTAAGAGCTGCACTAGGCTTAGAAGTAATGGGTATGAAGCATTCTAAACAAAGCGTATATGCCCAAGTAAAGAAAGAGTTTGGATTTAAAGGAAGTAAACAAGCAGTATTCGACCAACTAGATGAATACGTTAATAAGGAGAAACAACATGGGTAGATATTACAATGGCGACATCGAAGGAAAGTTCTGGTTTGGTGTTCAATCATCTCAAGACGGAGAGTTCTTTGGAGCTCTAGAAAACAACAACTACATTAACTACATGGTAGACCGTGACGATAACAACGTAGAAGAAGGAATCAAAGAATGCCTTAAGGAACTAAACAACTGGAAAGAGAGGCTTGATCAATTCTTTGAAGAAAACAACGGTTATAACGATGAAATGATAATCAAGCACTGGAAAGAAAGGTTTGATGAAGTAATCAACCAAGATGCTATTAGAAGACAACTTGAATGGTATGCAAGACTAGCACTTGGAGAACAGATTCAGAAATTCTTAAAGGACAATCCTGAAACTGATTGCTACTTTGAGGCAGAACTATAAACAAGGAGAAACAACATGGGAAACAGAGCAGTATTATGTTTAAGAGAACTGCCTACACAGAAGTTTAGTGAATGTGCAGTGGGTATTTACTTACATTGGAACGGATCACCAAGCAGCATAGAATATTACTTAAAGAAAACACGAAAAGTAATGAAAGGCAGGGAAGGAGACTCAGAATACGCCAAAGCAAGGCTGATTGGCGTTATTAACGATGAGATTCCAGGAAACTTATCACTTGGTGTAGGAATTGTAGGTCAAATGGACTACGACAACGGAAACAATGGCACGTATGTCATTGATTGTTCAACATTAACAGTAACAAGTAGGGAGTACAACTATGACTAACGTAATAGAACTAAACAAAGAAATAAAGCTAAATAAAAGCGAACAATTCGTAGTTGATTGGCAATACAGAAGACTAGGGGGCTTTATGAGCAAACTAGCCGACTGTATTGCACATGCTGACACCAGCAATCAGAAACGACTAGTTAAAGCATTCCCAGACGAAGCTCAAGGAATTATTAACTTTCAATCAAAGGAAGGTTACTGGGATTCAATACAAGATAAATTAGACACAATAAAGGAGAAAAGAGAATGGATGTAGTAGAAGTAATCATGGCAATTGCCGCAGCATGGATGGCATATCAACTAACAGAATCTATGGAATACAACGACAAGGAGATTAACAATGAAACAAGACATTAACAGAGATATAGCTATTAGAAAGCTAACATCATTACTTAGCTGGTCAGACAGGCTGGGTAGTGATGAAACACATGAAATATCGTTAATAATCAAACTGTTACAGGAGAAGTAGAATGAAGAACAAAGATATGAAACTAGCATGGAACTACATGACCTTACTTAAGCATTACCAAGATATAAATAATCTCAATCATTTGTCGGGTACAGCTTTTAAAGTCCTAGCATACATTGGTTGGAAGCCAGACAACGCTTATATCAATGAAATCATAGAGCATCCATATTTCAAGAACTTGTCATTCTCTACTATTAAAAGAGCTGTTCTAGAATTGAAAGAGAAAGATCTAATAGAAACAACTAAAGGATCAAAAGACTCTAGAGTTGTATTCTTAAAACTAAAGAAATAAAAGGTGATTCACTATGGACACGGCCTCGTTCCTCGTTGTGTCCATTGTTGGATTCTTTGTTAATATTAAAGGAGTAATAACATGAAGAAGATGTATGAAATTAGATATGAAATACAACTGCATGATTGGGTGGGAGTAGAAGCAGAAACTCTCGAAGAGGCTAAAACGCTAGTTGAAGGCTGGGTATCAAAAGTTAATATCAAGGGGTTACCTAAGCATGTCTTCCAAGATGCCAATGCGCGGATAGAGGACTGGACAGAATCGGATCATTCAATAAGACAAGAGTTTGATGCAATGACATTCGTTAACTAAACAAGAAAGAAATATGAAATTTAATAAGAAACAATTAGCTTATATGGACAAGTTAGTAGAAGAGTCTCCAACCAAAATGATACTAACCCAGAAATTATATGATGGGTTCTCATTCGTTGATGAAGAGGTAGCTAATCTTGGGAGAAGTTGGGAAAACCAATTAACTGATATAGATAGATATGTCAGTGATAAGTTCATTGAAGTACATGGTGCTAAGATGAATCAATACTATTAACAAAGGAAAACATTATATCTAAACAAGGAGAAATAACATGAAGGAAGATATGAAACTAAAGAAACATGGATTGTTTGCAACTAAAGACAACATCGAAGAAGCAATGCAATATGCAGATATGGTCATCCAAGGCTTGCCAGCTGAGGACAGAATATTTGCTACAACAGCAGTATATGTAATGTACAACACCATCGTCCAGCATTACGAAGATAACCTTGTATGCCTACCAAAGCATTACAGTGATGAAAAGGAGGCTCTCCATGGATAAATACAACGTCACAATCGACTTTAGTAGTGTGGAAACTCAAGTAGAAGCAAGAAATCAAGATGAAGCAATAGGAATGGTTCAACAAATGTTTGAAAATAATCCTGATAAGTTTCATCAACAAGTTCAAGCTGCAGGTGTTGGATATGTAGAAAAAGTAGAATACAAGGAATAACTATGAACAAATATAGATTAGAAGTTGATGTCACGACTGTTCTAACCGTAGAAGTTGAGGCTAGTGATGAAGCACAAGCTACAGAGCTAGCCTACCAAGAAGCATATGAAGATACTTGGGGTTGTAATGCTAGATATGGTGGAGCTAAGATATACACAATTGAAGAGATTACAGGAGATGAAAATGGAAAAGAAGATTAAACCATTAAGACGATTGAATAAACTATATGAAGATATGAAACCACTACGAGAAGCTTATTTAAATGATGACTTTTCAACGGACGAATATTTCAAACATATTAAGCCACTAATAGAAGAAATTAAACAATTAACCAGGGAGCTAGACGAAGATGGAAAAGAATGAAATATTAAACGATGCATTCTCTGTAAGAGATCTACTATTAGAGATAGAAAACCCTAGGCAGAAATGGTTAACAGTAGATGAATTATTATCTACTGTGGGCTTAGATTCAAGAACCTTACTTGATATGCAAGACAATGTTATTGATTACTTGGAGAAATATTATGGATAAGCAAAGACAAGATTTAACAGAGAACGTACTAGAGATGCAAGCTAGTTTAATAGATAGTGTCAATAGAGCTGGTGGTGTGGGTAGTGGTTGGACTGCACCTGAGATTATTAATATGACAGTCAGTGAACTTATGAGAACACTAGCTCCTAATGGTATACGCTTTTGTGTTAAGGGCGATAATGAGTGTTATGAGTCTAGAGAGTTAATTAGAGTATTGGAAAGTCATAATGATGATTTGAAACAAGAACGTGATAGTGCTTACCTTAATAGAGATATAGCAGAGGACAAAACTAAAGAGTTGAAAGCAGAACGTGATATGTTAGCCTACGAGAACAAGAACCTCGCAAGGTTTATTAAGTACAACAACAGCACCTTAACCGATATTGATGTAGGAGATATTGCTACGAGTGGATTTACTGGTGATATTTGGGATAGATTTATTAATGAGAGTGAAGGATGTAACCATTTGATTAATAACAACATTAAGCTCAGACGTGTATTAAACAAGATTGAGAATATCTGTAAGGATGAAATATGAATATAACTATTGAACAACTCAAGAGAATAGCAAAGGATATTAAAGATGACTTCAAAGCAGATGTTAATGATAGTCACTCGGGTGCTGAGGCATTTGGTGCATCACTTGCTCTAAGAACTTTGATTGGACACCTAGAAGAGTTACAAAAGGAAGAGATCGTGCTGAATTATATAAGGAGTAAAGAAGATGCTAGTTAAGATAGAAAGTGTAGATCATACCGAGGGCAGAGTAGCATCAGGAGGTTTAGGCTCTATGTGGATTAATCCTGAACAAGTCCAATGGTTAAGAATAACAGGTAATGAGACTCAGATTAATCTTATAAACTCTCAGTTTATATATGTTAGAGAATCTTTAGATGAGATGGCTGATAAGTTAATGTTTGAAGGAGGTAGGTAATGGAACTATTCGCAAGGAAATGCCATAACTGTGATTGTGGTATGAATACTGGTCATTTATGGGAATCAACATATACATTCTGTAATGCAGACTGCTTAATAGAATGGTTATTTCTTGAAGAAACTTGTTTCTACACAGAATGGGATGTAGAGAATGATTCAGATGGAGAAGTATATGATGAGAAAGGCAAGACTTGGATCTTAAAGCCAAAGAAAGATAAGAATGAAAGAGACAATAAAACAACATGAAATCCCTAAAGGGGATAAGGTAGTAATGAGAGATAATGATAGAGGGTTTATTGTTATGAACTTCCTAGGTATGGATGGCGCTTATGGTAAATGGAAGGTAGGAGAAGAGACTTTAGTAGGTAACTTCTATGGCTCATTCCATTACAACACCAATCAGAAATACTGGTATTACGAACCAGAGGAGAATAAAAATTAATGATAACGATAAAAGAGAACGGATATTTATGTTTCAAGCTTGGTTAGAAGGAGCAAAGATACAAGAACAATGGGCGCATCCTGTTATAGGTTGTGAGTGTTCTTATGCGGCTAGTAGCCAAATGTACACGTGGAGAGATATAGACAACCCTAACTGGAAAGCAAACAATCTAAGGATTAAACCTAAACAAACTGATAGCTGTGGTTGTTGTAAATGTAATTGTTGTTAAGGAGATAAAAATGAAGTTGGAGTATAAAGACAAATATGGATACCCAGTTGAACGTGTTATCGGTAGACCTATACTAAATTTCTTTAGGCTACTCTTATTAACAAGAAGTATTAGCAAAAGGAGAATAAATAATGAATAAACAAGAAATAATGAGAGTGCTACTGTGCCTATTACGTATTGAAGGTAAGGTAGTTATGGACTTAGATGATTACTTAAGTGAGGAGTTAACTGAAGTTGTTGAGATGTTAGCCAATAAGATACTGGAGGGTGAGTATGAAATTAATCACACCGTCAGTTATTAAATGGGATAACCTGTCTAAACCAGGTTTTAAAGTAATAAACAAAGGAATGAGTAATGACTGACACTAATAACATAACGGTAATTGACATGGATTGGCAATCTGACCAATACCCAGAGTTTGAAGATTCCTTCATAATTGAAGCTGAATTCAAAGACACTGGAGTTAAGTTAACAGAAGAAGAAGTAGAAGAATTGAATAATGATTCACAATTTGTCTACGAAGAACTACAAGGGTTCTTGCATTAATTAGGTGATGGATCGAATCTATTCTTGAGGAGAGTAGTAGTTCTTGGGAGAACACGGGACGATCCATCGATTTCCATTATACATAACTAACAGGAAATAACATGAACATAGAAATAACAACATTAAAGACAGCTGAAGAGATTACTGGAGGCGTAGCTAAGACATCTAAACTAGACACATGTAGTAGCAACCTATCAGCATTCGACTGTAAGGCAGGAGGTAAACTATCAACCATTAAAGGATCTGTTTGTTACGATTGTTATGCACGTAAAGGTAACTACAGATTCTCTAATGTTAAGAAGGCTCTACAACGTAGAACTAGGCTTATATCTGATGATAGTTGGGTAAAGGCATGGGTATTCATATTAAAGAACAAGAAACGAATCGTAAACTCTGGACTCTTCAGACATCATGATAGTGGTGACATTCAAGATATGGATCATCTTAAGAAGATTGTTGAAGTAGCTAAACAAACACCTGAGATCAAGCATTGGCTTCCAACAAAGGAATCCTCGTTAATCAAGAACTTCAAAGGAAAGGTTCCTAAGAATTTAATTATACGTTTGAGCGGCAGTATGATTGATGGGATACCACCAAAGTACAAACACACATCTACAGTCACAACAAATCCAGACAAAGCAACTTGCCGAGCATTTGAAACTAATGGTCAATGTATGGGTTGCACTAAATGCTGGGATGCGTCAATTAAAAACATAACGTACCTTAAGCACTAATGTTAAAATTTAAACTTACTTGGGAGAAAACATGAGAAAAGACGTAACTGAAGAAGTTAAAGGGAAATGGTTTCAAGTGCTTAAACAGCTTGGACTACCAGAGCAGTACTTAAACGGAAAGAACGGGCCATGTCCACTATGCGGTGGCAAAGATAGATACAGATTCACAGACTATAACAACGATGGCTTATACATCTGTAGAGGTTGTGGTAATGGAGATGGTTGGACTCTCATTCAGAAATACTTCGACATTAGTTTCTCAACAGCAACTAAACAAGTTAAAAAGCTACTTGGAATAACTGGAGGAATTGCAGTAGACAATCCTAAATTTAATCCAGTACCTGCTCTAAAGGCAGTAGCTAAGAAAGCAACTAACCTAATGGGCTACACATCGGTTACTAAATACTTAGAGTCTAGAGGCTTTGATACTTACCCTGATGGACTCAAACAAGCAAACCTTAAATTCTACAAAGAGATGAAGAGTCAAGGTGAGTACGAGGTATTGGTTGCTCTTATCCAAGATTGGAAGGGTCAAGGTGTGTCATACCATTTGACATATACTAAAGATGGTAAGAAGGCAGACGTAGACCCAGCGCGAAAGATAATGAGCCCTAAAGGAACAATATCTGGTGCAGCAATTAGGCTTCATACTGACTTCGAAGATAAGATATGTATAGCAGAAGGGATTGAATCTGCTTACGCTGCTCACAAAGACTCTGGCTTACCTGCATTTGCTGCAATGAATGCTAGTTGCCTAGAGAACTTCGTGCCGCCAGAAGGTGTTAATCAAGTATGGATATATGCTGATAATGACCGTAACTTCACAGGTCAGGCTGCAGCATACAAGCTAGGAAAGCGACTAATGGTTAAGGGAATTGAGGCTTGGGTATTTATTCCAGACAGAGTAGGACAAGATCAGAATGATATTCTAATGGCAGGAATGGATACAGAGAAAGACGAGGGATTTGTAAGTATAGAAACTAACTAAAGGGGAGGATGTGTGGAATTCAAGATACAAGAAATAGTATGGGCTATTGAAGAAACTGTAACTGATTATAAGAACAACAAAAGAATAGCAGTCCAAGTGTTTAGGGATGCCAAATGCTTAAGAGATGATTTCAGATCATATTCAATAGTAGCCGATACCTTTAACTTCCTAACCTACTCTTTCTGCAGACATGAAGGCAAAGTCCCTTTAACAAACTCCCTTGTTAAGATTGGAGAGATAACGGCAAAGACTCTTGGTTTAAAGAAGATAGCAACCAACAAATCAATACAACTAGGCTCTTTGATTGTTGAATCCTTAATTGATAACAACTATGTTTCATTACACAGAGAAGAATACATGTCCTATGAACATCTTATCGAAAATGATAAAAAGGTTGGTATTAGGTTTCAGCCTTACCATCTTGAAATAGGATCAAAATTCAAAGGAATCAAGTTCTTAGTCAAGGAAAGGATAGGCATATCCTCTAGAAAGTATCCTAAATGGGATTCTAACAAGAGAGTAGTGCTTGGAGTTGAAGATAGGTTAATCAAAGGAGCTACAAAGATATCAGAAACAAAGCCATATCTGGAAGCTGTGAATAACATCGAGCAAGTTCAATGGGAAATCAATCCTAAGGTAGCGGAAGTGTCCAAATCGCTTACTTCTTCATTAATTGATAGTAGCATTAGGCTAAACACAAAAGATGGCTGTATCGTCAAATTTGAAGCTCGTGACATTAAAAGGGAAGATGACAATAAACAATATAAGGATGTAGAGCTATATCTCAATGATGTTTTATTCGAACCTCACTTAGGTAGCTCTTCTCAAGTTAAGGTTATTGAGGCTCAGATGGTTAAGTATGAAAAACAGAAGAAGAAACTGCAACCAAACAGTCCCCAGATGAGAAAACTAATAAAACAAATCCAGAAATGCTCAAAAGTATACGAAGAGAAGAATAGGCAATGGCAAGCTAAGCAACTATGTTTAAAGACTCAATCTCAAACAAATAGAGATGAGTTTATATTGAATACTATTCATGGAACAGAACAAGCTCCTGGATGGTTAGGATATAAGTTCTATTTAGCTAGCTTCCTGGACTTTAGGGGAAGAGTATATGCTCGTGATCCATACTTCTCTTATCAATCATCAGACCTTGCAAGAGGTCATTTGATGTTTGCTGAGAAGAAGCTTATGACAGACACAGGATACAAACACTTACTTGTTCATATAGCCAACAGCTTTAATGAGACTTTCAAAGTTGAACAACTTAAGAATATCAAATGGACAGAATCCGATTACATCACAGATTTAGAATCTGATGGTGTGCCAGACATGTCTGTAGATAAGATGACATTACAGGATAGGATTAACTGGGCTGAAGATAACTTAGATATATTCTTAGAAGTAGCAATGGATCCGATAGAAGCTAAAGAGATTTGGATGAATGCTGAGAAGCCTTGGGTATTTCTATCCTTATGCTTTGAAGTTGTTCAATACTTAGCCGAAGAAGGAGATTACTACTCTCAAATACCAATAGCTATAGATGGTTCTGTAAATGGAACTCAGCATCTAGCAGCTATGAGTAAAGATGAAATAGCAGGATCTATGGTAGGGCTAATGCCTCAAGAGAAGCCTATTGATTTCTACATTGTAGTAGCTAAAGGAATAATCAACGCCAATGTTGGTAATGACCTAGGCTTACTACTTTCAAAGATTCCAATGAAGTTGATTCGCAAGGGTATTAGTAAGCGAGGAACAATGACCAAAGCATATGATGCAGGAGTTAGATGCATTGCTAATATCATCTATACGGATTGCTATGACGCTGGAATGACAGCTAAATACAACATAACAAGAACAGTAGCTAATCAATTAGCTAAAGACCTTGTTGAAACCTATAACTCGTTATGCTCAGGGCCAGTGGCTGTTAAGAACTACCTGCAAGCACTAACAAAGTATAGGATTAAAGAACTTGGCTATAAATCAGCACAATGGGAGACTCTAAGTGGGTTTGAAGTTGTGTCTGAGAAATGGGCAACAAAGAAGAAGAGGGCAGTAGTCAGCTTCTGTAAGAAACGCATCGATATCATCTATCGAGAAGTAACAGACAAACCTGCTATCCATGAAATAGTATCTGGGATTAGTCCCAACTACGTTCATTCAATGGATGCAGCACATATGTCCTTAGTAATCAACGAACTAAACGAAGAAGGAATTACCTCATTTGGGGCAATCCATGATAGCTTCTCTGTCCATGCGGACGATGTTGATAAACTATTGGAGATAACTAAGTCTGTATTTATCAGAATGTATAACAATGATATATTCGCAAATATGAAGGATCAGTTTGTGCATTCAGATGATGGTTTCAATGTGTCAGAACCTAGATCTGGAAGTTTGGATTTAGAGCAAATTAAGGAGTCACAATATTTCTTCTGCTAAACGGCTACAGGCCTTACGTAGCAAGGGAAATTCCTATTGTGCCCTTATAGAGGGAAGCGAGAGCAACCCAAAATCATCTTTGAATATCTTGTGGTAGGGATATTCAATAGAAATAAATAGCTGTATCGGACTCTACCTACCACACACTAGAGTATCGATGCAGCCCTTGTTGTTTATAAAGGGTAACAAATGAGCAATTAAGCTCGATAATAAAGGAGAATAAATATGTCTAAAACATATGAATTTAACAATGTAAAAGTAATGTGGGCAAAGCTGGATCCAAATAACCCAGAGCCCCCATTTATGCAAGATGACGATAAGCCAAAGCCAGATAGCTGGAATCTTATCGCTGTCTTAGATGACAAACAGGCTGATGCTTGGAAGGAGAAGGGAATGTACCCTAAGTTCAAGCGTGACCGTGATCACGACTTGGTTCTAGAAGATGGTCTTAAGACTATTAAGCTAAGCAAGACATCAACCTTTGGCTACAAGGGGCAACCTAAGAAGCCTGTAATTGTTGTTGATACCTATGGAAACCCTTACACGGGTCTACTAGGCAATGGAACTATATGTAACATCCAGTGTTCAGTACACGATTGGAAGACTGCTACATCAACTGGCTCAACCGCTAGTCTAGAAGCCGTTCAAATCCTTGAGTTAGTTGAATACACAGCTGATGGTGGAGATGAATTCGTTCCAACCTTTGACTTCAAGAAGCAAGACAAGGTATCTCTGTCAGAAGTAACAGCAGATCTAGATGACGAAGATGTACCGTTCTAGTCTATAGATACACAATAGATAACAGTTGAGTAAGTCGACTGTATAAACTGCTCCGAAGCTGTTGCACTTCGTACTTACAATGCAACCCTAATTAAACTAAACAAACAATAAGGAAACAACATGGAAATATTTCTAATACTATACTTCACAGCCTTTGTCAGTGTGTCTCTGTACAACACATTTAGGAGATGAGCTTTGTACTGAGACAATACCAGAAAGATGTCCTGAACAAACTGGTCAGGTCTCATAAACAGGGAAAGAAGAAAGTAATACTACAAGCAGCTACAGGAGCTGGAAAGACAGTAATGGCAGCTGCTTTAGTCAAGTACTTCGTTAAGAATGACTTAAATGTACTCTTCTTAGCTCATAGAAGAGAGTTAATAACACAAGCATCAGAGAAGCTAGAAGCCTCTGATATATCACATGGAATCATAATGGCTAATCATAGAGCCAATGATGTCTATAAAGTACAAATAGCCTCTGTAGATACACTAAGAGCAAGAGCTATCAATGCTAAGAAGATGAAGCTCCCACCAGCAGATGTCATCTTTATTGATGAATGCCATAGATCCCTTTCAAATACCTACCTAAAGATAATAGACTTATATAAAGACAGTCTACTGATAGGGTTAACTGCTACCCCAGTAAGGGGTAACGGAGAAGGTTTGGGAAGTGTTTATGAGCATATGGTGTCAGCTCCAAGCATTAAAGAACTAACTAAACTCGGTTCTTTGGTAGATGTCTCGTACTATTCACCAAGTGTTCCAGATCTAAAAGGAATCGGGGTGATAGGAGGAGACTTCAACTCTAAGTCATTGAATGATAGAATGGATCAGCCTAAACTTGTAGGAGACATTGTAGCAACATGGAAGCATCTAGCTAAGAATAAGCAGACATTAGTGTTTGCATCAGGTGTAAAGCATTCTCAGAATCTAATGGAAACATTCAAGAATAATGGGATCAAAGCAGGTCACCTAGATGGGGATACTGATAATGAAGAAAGAGAACAAATCCTAAAGGACTTCAACTCTGGAAAGATAACTGTCTTATGTAACTGCATGGTTCTCACAGAGGGCTTCGATGCTCCTTGTGCTGAAGTATGCGTACTAGCAAGACCAACAAAGTCACTAGGTTTGTATATACAAATGGTGGGAAGAGTACTTAGACCACATGAAAGCAAAGACAAGGCTATGGTAATCGACCATTCTGGCGCTGTATATATCAATGGGTTTGTTGATGATGAACATCAATGGGACTTAGGGTCTGGCATCTTAAGAAAAAGGGCAGAACGTAAAGAAAGAACAAGGGAAGAGGCTGTCATTGTTTGTGAAGGTTGCTTCCGTACTTACTCTGGTTCTAATATCTGCCCTACATGTGGTAAGATACATCAAACCAAATCTGAATACGTAGCATTCTTAGATTCTCAACTTGGATTAGTTGACAAGAAGACTAGGATAATAGAAGCTAAAGAGAAGTATGCTAAGGATTTCAGAAAGGTCTTCTATGAAGAGCTAATGGGACTAGGGGAAGCAAGAGGTCATAAGAAAGGATGGTCTGCTTATAAATATAAAGAACGATTTGGGGAATGGCCTAAACATGATAATTGTAGAGCAAGAATGCCTACAGCCGAAACCAAATCATACGTTAAACATTTACAAATAAAGGAAGTTAAGAGGAAACAAGCCGCAGGGCTTCTTCCATCTAAGTTTCCAAAGAAGAGTAAACAAGGAACATTAATTTAGGTGAGTGCATCATCTCTTACTGGAAATAACGACTCCTCAGTAAGGTTATAAAGACGGTACAACTACTGCCGTATGCACAAGTAGTTACCTTAGAGCTAATGTATGGCTCTTTCTTGTTAGTCTCCTTTGGGGTTTTCATGTTTCCCTTTTCATAGCTAACAAGTAATGTTTAGAAGGCTTGACCACATCCTTTATCATACATGGTGGTCACCAAATTCAATTAAATAAGAGGAGAGACATAATGAAGAAATATCGACTAACTGATGGATCTTATGTAACTGCAAAAGAAGTTGCAAATAAAATAGGATGTTCGGACGCATTAGCTAGATCTAGATTATCTAGATATATTGACCCTAAGAATGTTTTCATGCCTAAGAATACAAAATCAAACAAGGCTTCAGAGCCAAAGAAAAAGAAGCTTAAGTATTACTTGTTAAACAATGGAGAAAGTGTAACTGCTATTGATGTAGCAGATAAGGCAAACATAAGCATAACACAGGCAAGAAAAAGACTTAACAAACATAAAGATCCAGATATAGTATTTCTAAAACAAGAAGCCAAGACAGAAGACAACTCATTAAAGATGAGGAATATAAAAACAAGAATGTTTTACGACCCACAAGGTCATTGGAAGTTACTAAACGCAAACACATAACTAAACACTAAACAACAAAGGAGCAAAACATGAAGATATACTCAGAAGAACAACTGCCACAAGGTAGTAAAGAATGGCTAAACATTAGAAAACTACACGGAACAGCATCAGAGGTTGCAGCTGTACTAGAGCTTTCACCTTGGACTCCCAAGACCCCATTACAACTATGGCAGGTTAAGAACGGAGAGCTTCACATTAAACTAAACGAAGCTATGAAGATCGGAACTGAAACAGAGGACGAAGCTAGAGAGGCATTTGAGAAACTATCAGATAAGAAGTACGAACCAGTCTGTATTACTGAAGAAATTGATGGATTGCCATTAATGGCTTCCTTGGACGGAATGGAGCGAGGCAAGGGTAACTCTATCTTAGAAATAAAAGTCCCTCTAAACGGATCCTGCTCGCCTCTATGGGCAAACATGGAGCTTAACGAAGACCTTCCTATTCATTACATTTTACAAATGCAGCAACAGATGTTATTATCTAAACAAAGCCAATGTAACTTCTGGGTGTATGATCGAAAGAACAAGGTTGGCTTGAACAGAATTGTAAAACAAGATAAACAAGTTCAACAACAGATCGTAGATGGTTGGGCTGAATATTTCAAAGGGAAACCTGAAGCTGGGGATAAGGATGTTATTGTGAGGGATGATGATCAGTGGTGCAAATTAGCAATGCTTTGGAAGATGGCTAAGTCTGATGCAGATGAAGCTACCAGAAAGCAGAAAGAACTACGTCAGAAGCTAATAGATCTATGTGATGGCCGTTCGTACAAAGGAAATCAAGTTCAGGTAACTAAGAATAATCAGACAGGTGGATGGTCGATTAGGAAGGTTAAGTAATGAAATATAACGCCATATTAGAATACCCAACTTTTACTCGAAGGGGTAAGGTTGTAAAACTATCACAGAATATATTCAAAAAGATGCATTGGGGATCTCAAGCCAAGTGTAAGAAAGACTATGCTGAACTAGTAGAGGGCTTCACTGAATCCCTTCCTAGGTTCAACTGGATTAGACCAGAGTACACTTTGTTCTTTAAAGGTAACAGGCCTAAGGATTTAGATAACTACTGGTTTCCAGTACACAAATTCCTAATGGATGCTATCGTGGAGGCTGACAAACTAGAAGATGACAACTTTAACTTCGTAAGAGGTTTCGTTGTTGACTTTGGTGAATGTGGTAAAGACGTAGAAGATCATGTTGTTGTTGAACTCATTGGAGAAATCAACAATGACGAAGACAATAAAGACTGACGAAGCGATAGAGAAATGCTATCGTGTAGTAATGCATACATGTGACCCAGAAACAACGGATCACTGTGCAGCATGGTTAGAAACCTTAAGGATACTAAAGACCTTGGGGTTTAACCGTGTTGCTTTCGAAGAAGGAATAACAAAGGAGTAATAATATGATTGAGATAATCTTAGGATTAGTAGTATTCGCCCTTGGTGGTGGATACATAACTTGGCAACACGGGCAGCG